CATACGTGAAGTATAATGTAGTAGCAGCTTCTACTTCGTTGCAAGATGACGGTAAAACTCTAAAACTATTTGTTACCTTTGAAGAAGAGGAGGAAATCTGCATTGACTGAGATATGGACACTTGTTCTCATCAATATAATGCTTAGCTCATCATCTGGCTATCATGAACCTTTAGTAGAAGGTTATTGGACTTTTGATACGATGATTGAGTGCTTCGAAGCGCGATCCATTCTTGGATTACAAATCAGCGGAGAGCATGGAACTTTTCCTAAAGGCAGTCAAGCAGTTTGCATTCCGAGATTGGTAAACCCAGTATAAATAGCTTCATATAATGTATGGAGTTATAAGCATGTGGTACTACAAGGGTGAGGAATTCACATCTGAAATGATTGGTGATTATATTGGGTTTCTATATGTAATCACAGACAGATCAAACGATAGGAAGTATGTTGGCAAAAAGTTATTAAAGTCAACACGGAGGCTTCCACCGTTAAAGGGTAAGACTCGAAAAAGAAAAAAGGTCGTCGAGTCAGACTGGAAAAAATATTATGGTTCTTCAGATGAAGTTAAGCTAATGGTTGAAGAAAAAGGTGAAGACAATTTTCACAGAGAAATTATAACGTTATGCAAGGCTAAAGGGGAACTCGGCTATTTAGAAGCCAAGTACCAATTTGACCATAATGTTTTACTGCGCGATGACTACTATAATGGCATTATTCAATGTCGTATTCACAAGAACCACGTTAAAGGATTGACATTTTTGCTAGACTGATATAGAATAGTAATAAGAATTGAAACTCGGAGAAAAGAAATGATCATCACACGCACATCAGCATATTCAGGAAAGCAACATAAGCGAGACATTCCAGTTGACCCCAACGACTGGGTATTGTATCAAAAGGGTTATGGTTCAATAACCGATACGATGCCTTATCTTACAGACGAAGATCGTGAATTTATTCTATCTGGCATGTTGCCTAACGAGTGGTCGCTGGCTTGTTCTGAGATAAATACAATCGTCGAGGACAGCTTTGCATGATAGTACTATTCAACGGACCTCCTAAATCCGGTAAAGATCATGCTGCAGATTATTTTAAAAATAAGGGTTGGAAACATCTTTCGTTTAAGTACCAGTTATATAAAGAAACTTGCTTGTATTTCAACATACATTATACGTGGTTTATGGAACGATATGATAATCGAGCTTTAAAAGAAGTTCCGCATATAGATCTTGGACATATGTCATGTCGTGAAGCAATGATCCACGTATCAGAAACAGTTATTAAACCTCGTCGTGGTTTAGATTACTTTGGAAAACAAGTAGCAGACGAAATCGACTTAAGCAAGAACTATGCTATCTCAGATGGTGGCTTTGTAGACGAGCTAATACCTGTTATAAATAAAGTTGGTTCAGATAAATTCGTACTAGTACAACTTACTAGAGAAGGATGTGACTACTCTACAGACTCTCGCAGATATTTTGACGGTAACATTACATCTCACCACATTATAGGTCACACCACAAAAATCAACAACAAATATATTCTACCTCATAAATTCGAGGTGAATACACATAGAATCCATAATAACGGATCAGTTGAAGATTTTGAGCGAGTGTTAGAGGAAATATACCGAAAGGAATTTGATGAAAGATCAGAAGAAAGACCGCTTGGCAAAGCCGAAAGCGAAAAAGCCAAAGCAGCCTATATTCTATGAGAACCCCTACGATATTGAAACATTTATTGAAGGATGCAGAATTGCAGCAGCAGAAAATAGAGAGTTTCAATTTATAGACCGCGTTCTAACACATATGCGCATTGATCCTTTACAGGAAGTTTCTTCAGTCGTTTTTAAAGTATTGACTGACGATTTAGAACTAATGAAATTCGAAGAAAGAAAGTATTGACATTTTTTAAGTTGTGGTTTAGAGTAGATATACAACTTAAATGAAAAGGAACTATATTATGGACAAAGATCAAACAATCACATCACTACGCAGTGGCATTTGCAACGTCATCTTCACAAAGAAGAATGGTGATAAGCGAGAAATGCGTTGTACTCTTGAGGCATCTCTTTTGCCACCAATGCCAGTTGTAGATGAAACAAATCCAAAACCAGCTCGCAAATCTAACCCTGACGTAGTAGCGGTATATGACCTTGAAGCACAAGGTTGGCGCTCATTCCGTTGGGATAGCATTGTGAGCTTTAGCAACGGAGCTTAATTAATGAGCATGATTTATAAAGGCCAGATCGTCGAGTCTGAGCAATCTAAAAATTCAATTGGCGGCACTGAAATGATGCGTCGTCGTGTACTCGACAATGTGGACTCTGAGCTCTTGGGGAATGTAGCAATACATTTCTCACGTCCTCGTGAAATACCAGATGATGTAGCGCTTAACATTCTATATTGTCACGATCTTGCTGAAGATCCTGAAAACAAGATTCTAGAAGGTAGTGGATATAATCAGTTTGATCACTTTGTATTCGTAACACAATGGCAAAGAGATCAATACATTGCGATGTATAACATTCCGTACTCAATGTGCAGTGTTATCCCAAATGCAGTTGAAAAGAACTTTACTCCACCTGAAACTCCTGCTCACGAAGGTAAAATTAAGTTCATCTATCACACTACACCTCATCGTGGTTTAGAACTGTTATATCCAGTCTTTGATGCGTTATCTAAAGAATATCCTAACATCCATCTTGATGTGTATTCTTCTTTCGCAATCTATGGGTGGGCTCAACGCGATGAACCATACGTAGATTTGTTTACGCGTATTCATGAACACCCTGCTATGACTTATCATGGTTCTGTTCCAAACGCGCAAGTAATCAAAGCGTTAGAAAATGCTGATGTGTTTTTATATCCAAATATCTGGAAAGAAACATCTTGCATCGCTTTGATCGAAGCTATCAAGTGCGGCGTATTATGCATCCACCCAAATTACGGTGCTCTTACAGAAACAAGCGGAGGTGCAACTATCACGTATGATTATACTGAAGAAGTTCAAGATCACGCAAATCTGGCTTACACTGTTGCTAAACAGGTTATACAAACGCAGAACGCTGACAACGAATTCCTTAAAAAGTTTACAACTTCAGACCGCGCATTCTTAACTCGCAATACTATTAACATATTCCAAAATAGCTGGAATAAACTGATTAGAGATCTAAATGAGCGATGATAACATAATTTCGTTTCCAAAAGATAAACTGCTAACTCCTCCGCAAAACGCTTTAGAGTTAGCAGAGTCAGTTAAAGAATTCAAACTTGGTCATGCAGATCAAATTTCAGAAGCTCTTTGGCAATATGTCTTAACCGAAATGATAAGATCTGGTGTAGTATTTGAAAAAGATACTATGCATTACTTCCCAGCAATGGTACTAATTCTAGAGTCGATAAAATCTCTTCATTTATTAACAAGCGGAATACACCACCCATTGCAAGATTTTGCTGGAGATTCTATAGACGTAGACCAATTTCAAGAAGAACTTAAAGATCTTGTTGACAATTACGAAGATGAAGAGTAATATATAACTTATACAATGACAAAATGAAAAGAAAACATAATGGCTATACTAATAGACTATAATCAGGTTATCCTAGCTTCGCTATTCGCGAGTATCGGTAACCACACAAATATCGAGATAGATGAGAACATCATCCGTCATATGTTCCTTAATTCTTTGCGTAATAATCGAAAAAAGTTTAATGAGGAATTTGGTGAAATCATAATCTGTGCAGACGGAAAAAATACATGGAGGAAAGAAGCTTACCCTTACTATAAAGCTAATCGCAAAACAAGTCGTGATAAATCTGATTTAGATTGGAATAATCTTTTTAGTATTATGAATACCGTGCGCGATGAACTTAAAGAGTATTTTCCTTATAAGGTAATACATCTTGAAAGATGTGAAGCCGATGATATCATCGGTACTATTATCCATGATAACGGAACTGAACTCAATATGGGCGCTGAAAAGTTCTTAGTCTTGTCTGCTGATAAAGACTTCATTCAATTGCAAACATATGCTAACGTTAAGCAATACGATCCAATTCGTAAACGTTGGTTAGAAAATCCAGATCCTTCTGGTTATCTTCAAGAGCACATCATCAAAGGTGACTCAGGAGATGGTGTTCCAAATATTTTATCTCCTGATAATTGTTTGGCAATACGCGAACGTCAGAAAGCTATGACTCAAAAAAGATTAGCTTTGTACAAAGGTACTACTGAGAATATGGACGAAGAAACTTTACGGCGTTATCATAGAAATAAGATGATGATTGATCTTAAAGAAATACCGCAAAAGTATCAAGATCAAATTCGTGAAGAGTTCAACAAAGAAAAAGATGTTGGCCGCTCACAATTGTTTAATTTCTTTATCCAAAAGAAACTTAAAAATTTAGTTACAGATATACAGGACTTTTAATATGGCAGTAAGAATAT